GTGCAACCGTTGGAGTTTGCTCAAAATTATGTTAATATGTCTATTATGGTAAAACTCAAAGATAATAACTATATGTTTAACACGATTGAGAGTGTATCTACTGATAGTCAATCTATGACAATAAACTTTGAGTCAGCTCTAAGCAACTCAGTAACACTACAAGATATTGATACTATATGCGTTATAAACAATGTTAGGTTAGCGTCTGATGACGTTACACTGAACCACTCTTATGATGCAAGAGCTTACACTAAAATCAATATTGAAACTGCGCCGGAGCTTATAGATGTATGACGAATACGATGACAGTATTGATAGTTCTAGTCCAGTTGAGTTGTTTACGTTTACGCGCGGTAATGGCGTGTTTAGATACACGACGACGGAGCAAGACTACGTGTATGAAAATCAGGTATACAGAAGTTTAGCGTTAAAGCGAGGGGCTATAGAGCAGTCGGAGAACACGTTTAAAGACGGTGTCAGCTTAACTTTTCCGCTGTCTGACACATTTGCAAGATCATTTATAACAACGGATCAAGAGCAGACAACAGTATTAACGATACGTAGAGGCCATATACAAGATCCAGATCAGCAATTTATTGTATACTGGAAGGGTCGGGTTGCAGGTGCAACAGCTAATGACAACACTATAGCTGTGACTTGTGAGAGTATATTCACAAATGTAAAGCAATTAGGTTCTCGTAATACGTATTCATACGCATGTAGACACGCTCTGTATCAAGATAAATGCGCAGTTGATCGAGAACAGTATAGAGCAGATGTTAATATAATAACTGTACTTAGTGATAGTATAATAGCAGTAGACAATATAAATCAGTTCGGAGCGGGGTACTTTAATGGGGGTATAGCAAGGTTCTCTAACGGGCATATGCGCATGATAACAGACCGAACAGGCGCACAGATTACGCTTAACAGACCGATCCAGGGACTAGCTGTAGGACAGCAAGTTGCACTGTACCCTGGATGCGACCATGCTATAACTACGTGCTCTGACAAGTTTGACAATTTAGACAATTTTGGCGGGTTCCCACAAATACCCACTAGGAATCCTTTCGACACAAGTTTAACGTAGGAGCATAACTCAATGCCTTGGCCACTAGTCCTATCATTTGTAGCTAGCTTAGTAATATCTTATGCACTACTTCCTAAGCCTGAAACAGCCCCCTCACCATCAGTTGACCAAGTAAAAGCACCAACAGCTAAGGTAGGTGGTCAAATAGCTGTACTATTTGGTACCCGAAGGATGGATGGACCGAACACAGTGTGGTATGGCGATATACGAATAACACCGATAAAGAAAAAAGGTGGTAAAAAGTAGTATGATAATATTAGTCACTGATTTACGTCCTTTAGGCTACTGTCTATCCGGAGCTAGGTTGTTTTTTAAAAAGCACGGCCTAGACTTCAGAGATTTTGTAAGGAACGGTATAGACGCGCAGAAACTGAAGCGCACAACTAATAATGATGATATGTGCTTAAAACTAATTGCCAGTGCTAAATCCCGAGGTGACCACGGTGGGCGGTAGTAGTAAAAAAGTCGTTGTCGGTTATAAGCATCATGTGGGTATGCATTTAGTATTCTGCGATAGAGTTGACAAAATAACGGCCATCGAAGTCGATAAAAAAACAGTATGGGAAGGTCAACTATCAAGTAATAACACTGTGACTTTAGATAAACCGGACCTGTTCGGCGGTGAGAGCAGTGAGGGTGGTATAACTGGCGATGTTGACATCGAGTTTGGTGACGTTACACAGACCGTGAACCCCTACTTAGCGAGCGCTGTAGGCGGACTGTTACCGGCGTTTAAGGGCGTTTTTGCTCTAGTACTTAAGCAAGTTTATGTGGGGCTGCACAGCTACATGAAACCTTGGTCAATCTGGGCTACAAGAACTCTCACTAAGAGCGATGGCTCCGAGCAGTGGTACGTAGAGGCAGCAGATATAAACGGGTCTGCTAACCCTGCTCATATCATAAGAGAGTGCTTAACTGACACTACATGGGGCTTAAGTTACCCTGAGTCGGAGATTGATGACAATAGCTTTATTGAAGCAGCTAATACACTAAGAGACGAGAACTTTGGATTGTCTTTTTTGAAAGATGGTTCAACATCAATTGATGAGTTTATAGACGTTGTAAAAGAACACATTGATGCGAGTTTGTTTGTTGATAAGTCAACCGGACTTTTTACTTTAAAGCTGATACGAGATAACTCACACTTAGACCATGTTGTAATTGATGAGACGCATATAAAGTCAATAAAAAATTTTAAAGCATCATCATTTGACAAGCAAATAAACTCATTTACTGTTAATTTCTGGGATGAAGCGACTGGAGAAGAGAACTCAAGAACTGAAGATGATCCAGCGCTGATTTCACAGCAAAACAGGGTTGTGAACACTAGTAAGTCGTACGCAGGAATAACTAATGCAGATTTAGCTAGTAGGGTCGCTCTTAGAGATTTAAAAGCGCTGTCTACACCGCTAATGTCGTGCGAAGTGTATACTACAAGAATAGGCGCTCAATTCAGCATTGGTGACACATTCATGCTCACTCATCCCGATTTCGGTATTGAGAACATGATTGTAAGAGTAGTCAATATGCATTTCGGTACTACAGTTGACAACACAGTTAAGCTAACAGTATTGCAGGATGTGTTTAGTATAGCTGTTACCGGTCCGTATCAAGCGCCACAAGCCACGTTATGGGGTTCCCCAGTCAACGCACCTGAGCCAGTCAATGACCCGTTAGTAATCGAGGCCCCATACTGGGAAATAGTGCAGCAAGTAGGGGACAATGACGCACAACAATTAGACGATATGTCTAGTTATATAGTAACAACAGCGGTTAGGCCAACGGGTGATGCGATCAACGCGGACTTGTTCAGTTTTCAAGCTGGTTCATACCAAGAGATTGGTACTGTTGACTTTATGCCAGTCGCTGAAGTGACTAACACAGTAGACAGATCAGCTACTCAGATCGATATAAATTCTGGGCTAGATTTAGACTTAGTTGAGATTGGCACATGGGCGTTAATCGATCAAGAGATAGTCAGAGTAGATGCTATAACCAACTCGTCAATTACAGTAGCTCGAGGTTGTTTAGACACGGTCCCTCTAATTCTAACGTCTGGATCAAAAGTATACTTTGCGGATGACTATCTAGAAACTGATGGCTATGAATACGTGCTATCAGAAAGCCCTAATATTAAGTTGTTAACTAAAACTAGTGCAGGAAGATTGGATATTGAGGATGCCGCTAGTTTATCAACAACTATTGAGGCTAGGCAAGCAAAACCATACCCCCCTGGCGATCTTAAAATAAACGGGGAGAGGTACCCCTCTGGTGTATCCGGAGATCTAGTCATATCTTGGTCACATAGAGATAGGTTACAGCAGACAGCTAGCATAGTAGACACACTGTCTGGAAGCATCGGGCCGGAGTCAGGTGTAACGTATTCTATTAGAATATACGATGAAACTAACACTCTATTACAATCAGTCGATGCTATCACTGGTACGTCTCATACGTTGACGCTTGCACAAGAGCTAGTGCTAGCGGGAGGATACAATAACACTCAATTTAGAATCGAACTATGGAGCGTTAGAGACGGGATTGAAAGTCATACTAAGTATGATTACTCATTCTCACGGTCCCTTAATTCAAGTTCTTTCAGTGGCAGTGGCAGTACCAATGCTGCAGTACAAGTGATTACAAACGTAATTCCTACCAACAGTGGCGCAACAATTTCATCCGCACAATTGACCGTAGGTATCGGTAGTATGCAAGGTGCAGGATCGGGTTCCAGCGCGGGTACGTTAGCTTCAGCGCAACATATGGTTGGAACTGGATTGAATCTAAGTGACAATGTTGGTACTGGCAATATGGCGGCTAGCGCTCAAGTTACTAGCGGCAGTTAACCGCCTGGGGGTAAGTCTTCTACATGACCCCAATCTGTACCTATCTCTCCATCAGCTTTTATAGGGACGTTCAATTGAGGTACACAAGTCTCCATAACGTGACACATTTCTCTAAATCCATCAGCTAGGCCGCCAGGATCGGAAAAATTGAGTTCATCATGGACTGTTAGTCTGGGTACGCCTATTCGATCGAAAATGCCATCTTCATAGCACTTAAGCATAGCCATCTTCATCAAGTCCGCTGCTGAGCCTTGCAACCGTCTATTTAATGCTTTATGTGTGTGCGCTCTCTTAACGCTTGAGTAAGCGCGTATAGCTTTGTCATAAGGTAAAGCTGGACCTTGTTCTCCCCATTTATCCGATTGAAACTGATTGAAATAAGAGCGTCTTCCTAAGATAGTACTAATATACCCATCTTTTTCGGCTTTTTCATGGGACGCCCTTGAAATAAGCTCGCATAAGGGCTTTACCTTCTTTTTCACTCATACCTAACCCCGCTGATAACTTACTAACACCCATCCCGTAGATCAAACCAAAATTGATATTTTTGATAGGTTTTCTATCAATTCTAATGCCGGTCGCTGCTTCTACTGTGTCCTGCGCATACACGTGGTAGTCAGTGTCTGGGTTCGCTTTAAAATACGCACGTATATCATCGCCTGCCCGCCCTACCGCATCATGTATTAATAATCTATATTCGATCTGTGAGTAATCGTACTTGCGCCAGGCCGTATGCCCATCATCCGGTATGAACAAGCCGCGAATTAGTGGTGCTAGCTCTGGATCATTGGACGGGATATTTTGTAAGTTAGGGTTTGATGAACTAAATCTACCCGATCTAGTACCACCACCTTCGCTTCGTAATTGATGAAACTGACCATACAATTTACCGTCTATATGTGAGTCTAATATGTAATTATCAACAAAGGTACCTTTCAGTATGCGACACTTTTTTATCTCTCGTATCAAGTCACCAACCTCATGATCAATTCCCGCAACGAACTCTTTTCTAAAACTTGGGTTACCTTTTTCAGTGGTCGCGTAAGGAAGGTCTAGTTTGTCAAATAGTATACTCAAGTCAATTGCGCTGTCCACATTAATGTGTCTATTAGCTATGTCTGCTAGTTTACCCTCTACTACTAGGCGCCTGTCTTCTAACACTGAGCTCAATTGTTCAGCTTTTTCTATATCTACAGACACACCGGCAAACCGCATATCTAGCATTAATCGTATAAGCTTACATTCCATGTAAAACACGTCTAGAAGGCCTTTTTCTAACAGCAAAGGGTACATAGCAGATGCTAACCTAAGCGGTAGATCAGCGTCGGATTCAGCGTAAGGGCCTACCAGGCTAGGTGGTGCTTTATAAATGTATTTCCTAAGCTTTCCAGTAGCTGGACCCCCTACCCAAGAAGAAAGCCAGTCGTATAGTTCATTAGACTGCTTACCTTCATTCAAGTACTTTTCGCCTAATGTCTCTAAAGCTACATTAGCGCTCTCATCGAGCAATGCTTCGGCAAACTGTACATCAACTAATTCCCCTTTTACGTCCACTCCTTCATGTCTAAGCCATCCTAAGTCATAAGTAAGGTTAGCACCTATCTTTGGTTGTGCCGCGTCTCCTAGGACTGTTTTAAGCCATTTTAGCGTGCTTTCAGGGTCTAAATTGTCTCGTTCGTTAGTTTCGTGGCGTATAGGAAAGTACCACTTATCTATTGCGCCTTTACCATTTGATACAGCTAAAGACACACCTACAATGTGTCCTACACCGCGCGCCCACCCAGGACCTTTTGTTAATAAATCTGGGTCGTAGGTCTCTGTATCTAATGCTATGCAAGTAGCACTGCTCAAGTCTGGGTACTCCCTAGGAGTTCGCCAATCGGAGCTTGGGATATCCGGCATTGGATTATCGAGAGGGTCTTTTTTTGCTGGCTTCTGCTCAGTCCAGAACAACCCTATATCGCCTATACTCATTGCACCCTCACTGCTAACGCACCTTTAAGCTTATCTCCTTTAAACAGAAGTGGCTTAGGATATTGAGTAAAATCCGCATGAGTCATGATATCTTTCACACTCAATAAGTCGTGTAGCTTATAACAACCCACTGATTGCTCTTGTATGGCTATCGCCGCCCCGTCCTGGTCTACTAGACTAGTACGCGCAAAACCGTAGCCTATGTGGACTTTATCTAGTTTATCAGTAAAGCCACTTAGTGTACCTAGCTCATCAAATAACGTCGAGCTAATAGCATTATAAGCACATTGTTGATTAATCGTAGGTTCAAGATCTGGCCATTTTACGTCTAATAGATTAGAACTAAGCCACTCCGTTGGAGAGTAGTAGAACGTCACACTTGAGGCACTAACTTGCATTTTTACCGGTGCCTTGTTTATTTTTACAAGCGTATCGACGCATTTTTTTGGTATGACTATAGGTTTCTCAAGAGAGCACCGCAAGTCGTGCTGTAGTGCTACTCTGTTATTCGTAGTGTACGCTTTGTCTTTATCAATGAGTAGACTATTAGCCCATTTTTGATTAGGGTCACTTGATATAAAATTCGACAATGTTTTAATTGTTGTAATAAACTGATCGTCTAAATCAACAAAATGCCCGCTGGGTTCAGGGATAATCAAGTCATCTGTAGTGCACTTTATAAACGCTTTGAACGAACCAGATTTTATGTTTATTTTTCCGGTTTTAGTTAGTGCTAGTGACGTGATATCCTTATCGCATTTAGACATTGCGCTAAGGAACGTGGCTGCCTCAGGCTGTGCGTTAATGTCGCAGTCGATAGCACAGCTTATAGCTATTTCACCGTCATAGGCTGAAATAGTGCCGTTAGACAGCTTAAAATGCCGTCTAACGGCCGGGTAGTCTGCTTTACAAACAGCTTTACTGACAAAATTTAATATATCAATCATTGTTGTTTTCCCATTTTCTGTACATTTGCCAGCGACTATATTGATTTTCTGCTGTCTTTCTGTGTATACCCTCTTCTACGCATATAGCTATAACAGACCTACGGCTACACCCCTCTTTTTTAGCCATGTCAGCTACTAGCCAAACTCTGTGACTATCGCTGCCTTCTAGAGGTTCTCTTATACCATGCGGACTAGTAACTCTACGCTTCTTCATACACTATATCAAGTATTTCAGGATGTTTTTTATTAATCCATACATTCAAACTAATAGGTATTCTTAATGAGTCAGTCAGTGATAGAGCTTGTTCAGTTCTCGAAGGCACGAATTTAGCATCACTAGCTTTACGCCAAAAATCTCTTGCTTTTTTAGCTGCATATCCGCCATGCTCTAAACAAATGTAGTTTGTAAACTTACGGAGTCCGCAAAAATAACCAATCTTTAATGCGTCCGGTTTACCTTTCTTTTTGTGTATCTGGTACGTAACACGCGCTACGTTAAACGTCTCAACCACCGGTTCATCACTTACTATCAGCTCATCAGTTCCAGCAGTTATACCAAATTTTGTTTGAACAGGGAATTCAAAGCCACAGTGTGGGCATTTACGAATTGACGCATGTAAGTAAGTCCCACACCCTCCTTTTTCGGTGTCACATAAACGAACTGGAGCAGTGCCACCACCCTTACTTCCTCGCTTTTTTGGTAATACAGGGTCATTAATAGGCCCCAATCTAGCCGTATTACGAGGGAAGTCTAAAACTAGGCAGTTGGGTTTACCGGAGGCTTTTCTCGCTAGTAATCGCTGCTCAGTGTCGCTTAAGTCATAACCCTCTGCATACACAGGTCTAGTCCCTCTACCAAGTATCTGAACCCACAGTCCTGGGCTGTTAGTCGCTCTTAGTACGACTATCATATCAATAGCTGAGAAGTCAAAACCTGTTGTTAAAACGTTGTTATTAACTAATGCTCTGTATTTACCAGATTTGAACCCTTCAATCTGCTCTTTTCGTTCCTCTTTCGTTAGATTGCTGTGTACTATTGCGCAGGGGTACCCTTCGTAACTTAGCATCTTTTGTATAGTCTTACAGTGATTGATGCCTGTTCCGAATATAAGCCAGTGCTTCCTGTCCTGGCCTGATTTGATGGCTTCTTGAAGCGCAGCGTAGGTTATCTCATCTTTGTCTGTGGCCGCTTGTAGTTGACTCTCTATGAACTCACCGCCGCGTATCGCAACATCGCTAGTATCGATCACAGTTGTTGTAGCACGTGGAACAAGCGTAGATAAATAGCCCTCTGCTATTAGTCTATTGAACGCTTTTGGCGTTGTTAAGTCATAACATATGTCAGTAAATAACCCATCGTCTATCAATTTACCTTGGCCTAGCCTATAAGGCGTAGCTGTAAGTCCAATAACTTTAATATTAGGGTTTACTTCTCTCAAATTGTCAAACAATTTTTGATAGCTAGTGCTAGATTTTGGTGATACTAAATGGCACTCATCTATTAGTATTAAGTCAACTTTGCCCAGTAATTCGTGTTTATTGACGATTGATTGTATACCACCAAAAACAATGGGCGCGCCTGGTTCTTTACGACCAACGCCAGCGCTGTATATGCCAGCCGGGGCTGTTGGATTCATCACTAGTAGCTTTTCATGATTCTGCTCTATCAACTCTTTTACGTGCGTAAGCACTAGTATCTTTTGATCGTTAAACTTCTCAAAAACCGTATTAATGAAACCTCCAATTAAATCCGTAATAGTCATCGATAGGTAGCTCCTCAGTAGTGAAACTTGTACACAATACGTCTTTTATTTGACGTCTTTTTTTAGCTCTCTTGTATTCCAACCTGACTGGAATACAAGACATCTCGCCGCTCAGAGTAATCCTATATTTTTTTGATACTACCTTGCCATACAATGTCGCGTTACTTTCACTTGAGTACGCTGCAACACCAAGAGACCTAGCTAAAAATACTATATCTTTAGCCAACATCTTTGAAACTGTTACTACTTCGTATATTCCTGACTTATCGTAATGCCCATCGCTGTCTATAAGTCCAGCTAATAGTTGTAATCTCTGCTGCCTACTACACGAAATGTATTGATGAGGGATAAATACTGTGTGGCTATTAGTCCTGTCAAGCCCTAAAGAGCTAAACTTGTCGGTTAGTCTGTTAGGTCTACTACGGTTTGCTAAAGGATCTTTTAAGGTCAGCTGAAAAATTTTATCATTGAGTTTATTATAAGCTACGCTTACGTTTAAACCCTGTTTTTTAGAGTAGTCTTTGATAAAATTAAGTAGTTCAGGCTCTGAGCCAGTGTATTTAACTAAATTTTGACTCAAACTACCATCACCCAACATAAGCCCTAAAAAATAAGGATCAATACTAAGTTTCTTGTGATTAAACTCGACACCTGTTCGACGTAGCTTTCTAAGATGCCTGTACCAGTTGCTGCCGTTCTCGTACTGTCTAACTGTAATCGTTTCTATACGTGACTTTGCGCTAGCATGAGTACCACCCTCGTTAACTTTTTTAACTGACAACTTATGGTCTAAATTTACAATAAAAGGCTCCCCTTTTTTAGGCGTAATCTTTCGCATTTCTTGTCTACCGCGAGCAAGGGCCAGCACAGTGCGTGGTTTGCTGTCAGGACCCATTAACTGATCACCAAGGGTAACGTCTTCAACCGACTTTACGGACCCATCATACATAAGTATACCGTGACCCTTTGCGTGACACCCTGTGGGCATAGCGACTATAGGGTTACCAGAGTTGGATGCAAAATATTTAAATATAGAGTCAATTGCGTCTTGTTGATAGTATCGTGGTTTAATCATGCCTAAAGCCGCTCAGTAGTTCATAGTCAGCACACCCTGTAAATCGTCTATCGTCGCCTATATCCGGTTTTTGCAAGTAGCATGACCACGTTCCGTCGTGTTCAGCTCTAGAGTGTGTACACGTTCTACAATTTTTGTCTGCGTCCGCGCTATCGTGACAAACGTCGCTGTAATCGCAAAACCGGCACTTCCAAAATGTTTTTGAGTTATTGATCTTTTTTGGGGGTCTATCGCTGAATATTATTGATTCGGCTTTATCAAGATAGTTCAAGCAGAGCTGTTGATCATAAATTATCTTCTCTGCGTGTATATGATCGTTGTCTTTGTTGACAGCTAAATATAACGCTTGTTCTAACTCAAAGTTGTGCATGTACAATTGAGTTTGTACAAAATGCTGCCATTTTTCTTTTTGAATACCATTTTTTGTTAAGCTTACAAAACCCTTATTAGCGCTAGTTTTAAACTCTAACAAAGTAGGTTTATCTTCAAACCCTGGCAGCCCTGTAGCAACCCCGTCAATAGCAGACCCAGAGTGACCATTAAACAATTTAAACTTGTACTGACCCCCTTGGTCGTCTTCAAAATACACTTTAACACCTGCTATAATACTAAGCATAGCTATAAAATGAGCTTCTTCTAAATGTCCTCGATTGAACAGTCTAATTAGCCTGCCGTCATGGGTAATATGTTTAGCCCATCTAAACCCATACCAAAGCTTTCTTGCGCAGTCATCACCTAATATACTAACACCTAGATGACGTCTGTAGGGAGCCTTACTAGTAGCTTGGTAGGCATCGGACATCTTTGGTAAAAGCGTCTTCAAAGCAGCACGATAAGCGGTACCTTGATCAGCTTCAATAGCCTTGTTTATCGAGTTTATTACTTCTGTAGCTAGTTGCATATTATAGACAAGCCATACGTACGTTGTATAAGTTGTCGTCGCACTCTACCAATACATGTGTGACCAAGGGGTTAATGCGTGCTTCAGTGTCTGCTGTTACTTTCAAAGAACGCAGCCTAGCTTTTAATTGCGATTTATCGAAGTAGCTAGTGACAAAAACGTTACGTCCAATTGCGTTACCTTGTTTATTAAAATATGTTAGCTTCACCTTTCTGCACTCAGGGCTAGCGCACTCTAAGCGCGATAACGGAAGTCTATAACCTGCTATAGCTTCGTCGTTAAGCTTATAACCATCGTGTGTATATAGCTCACCATTCTCATCTATAAGGCAATCTTTAATATTCATAGCTTTAAGAGAACCTTTTTTATATATTTCTTAACTGACCATACGCCACCCGCATATGGGCTGTCCACTTGTTTAAGTTGGCTAAAGTCAGTAGTATATCTAGTTGTCCTACAAGCGTCTGTAAGCTCTATCGCTGCATTACCTATGCCGTACTTATAGTATACTTTTCCGTTTGAATCTGTGTATATATTTGTTATATTCATTATAGTCGCCCTTGTTTATAATAGACCGGTTTTGAATAGACCGGAAACTATTCCTACGCTCTACTGCTGAGGTTGTCCCCATGGTGGGGTACTCGGCGCAGCTTGTGCCGGTGGTGCAGCCTGTGACACCTGAGGCGCTGGGGGAGTGCCCCAGGCAGGTTGTGCAGCCGGTTGAGCGCTAGGCATAGGCGGGGCTACTGGAGCGGTGGCGGGTGGAGAAACTTGCGATGCATGCTGCTGAGGTATCGCCGCTTGTTGTGCAGCTCTATAACCTTTGATCTCATTAGTTGCTTCGTAACCGTCCTTTGCCTCTTTTACTGAAACTTTGGCTTCTAAGGGTATACTGTGCAATTGTGATGAATCAGTAACTTGTATCACACCAGTTGCATGACATATAGAAGATAACGTCTTGTAAGCTATCTCTACTGCCGCGGGATTAGGATTGTCTAAGTTAAGTCTGTCAAACACTTTTCTACCTTTATGCGGGCCGTCAATGACCTCCATCGTGACGCTTAAATAGCTGCCTGCGCCGTTCTTAGTCGGTAAGGTCTCAGTGCCAGTGATAACAACGGGGTAAAAACCCGCTGGAATAAGGCTAAATGCCTGCTTCGGTTCAATTGTGTTTGCATCAAAGTTTAGTGTTGCCATTGTTTGTCTCTCTATTTAGTTTAATTTAATGTAGAACTAGCCTACTATTTTGTTAAAGATAGCACCCAAGTGTGGGTACTCCATTTCTTCTAATCTGCCACTTCTGTCTTTAGCATCATAGTTAAAATCCGGTTGTGTCC